CGGACATGTCCTTGATCTCGTCCACGATTCCCTTCAGGTCCGAAAAGTAGGACGTGGCGGCGGAGACCGTGAACATCCCAGCCAGCGCGCCTTTGATCCCGTCGTTCTCGCGCTTGAGGCTGTCTGCAATGCCCTTGCCGAGCCCAGTTGCGGACGACTGCGCCCGTTTCACCCCGGCCTGAAAGTCGGTCGTGTCGAGCCCTAGCTTTGCGAGGAATGAGAAGATCGCCATGTCAGTTCCTCCGGGCGTGCTGCTCGCACATTTCGATGTAGGCGCGTTGCCGATCGCTCACGAACTCCAGCACCCCGTTCGCCTCCAACCTCGCGGCGATGATGAGCGACAGCGTACGCAGAGGCATCGCCAAGGCGTCCTTGTAGCCCACCCCTGCCTCCAAGGCCTGCGCCATGCGATTCAGCCACCACGGGGCGGCCAACTCAGTCCTGCGGCCCCGCGTCTCAGGTTTCCAGGTCTCCGGAAGTTCGATCTGCGAGCGGAGCCAACTCATGAACCGTTCCGCATCTCCGTCCGGACGCCAGAACCGGCCCCACAGGTTGAACACCAGCGGGCACCAGCGGGACGCGAGCAGTCGGCGAGACTTCGCCTCTGGCCACGCGCACACGAACGCGGCCAGCGCGATGTCTCCAATCGTGACAAGTCCTCCGGTGATCACAGGCGACTCCAACTCTGCCAGCAACAGGACATGGGCCAGCGTTGCAGGCTCGCGAAGCGTGAGCCCGAGGACGCGGGTTGGCTGGATGGCTGTTGCCCAGTGCATCAGGTGACGATGGCAGCGCCGCCGACAATCCCGGGATACCTGCGCAGGGTGACGCTGCCGGTGCTTGTGCCGCTAGACGTGCGGCGGATGGACATTCCCGGCATCGGGTGCCAACGGGACGTTTCCGGGGCGGAGCCACCGGCAACGTTGATGGCGTCAGCGAACGAGCCCATGGCGCGAACGGGAGCGCCGGAGATCGCAATGGTTGATCCAAGCGGAAAACCGCGCTCCACGTTGGCCAGCGCGGACAGGCTGGACGCCGTGAACACAAGGTCAACCGAGAGTTCCAGATACTCCCCGTGCGACGTGTGCGAATCAAAATCGCCGTTGCCCTTGCGGGTTGTCGCGGTCTCGTAGTTGTGCGTAAGCGTGAACCCGTCGACCGTGGGCATGACGAATCCGGAGCCGAGGGTTGTTCCGGCTGCGTCGTACACCGTGAACGTGATCGGAGTCATCGACCCCGAGCTTCCGCCGTATGTCCCGAATCCTGGCGCTGCGCCTTGTGTTGCTGCTGGCATGTGTGTCCTTGGTTAGCTGATGTCCGACGGCGCGGCCGTCAGTTGAAACTCAAAGCGGGTGACCCATTTGCGACCCATCTGATCGAAACTGCTGGAGACGTTGCCGCGACCGAATGCGGTAAATCCGGAGTAGGCGTTCAGGTCAGTCAGGAACGTATCCCCGAGAATCCACTCCTCGATGTCGGAGACGTTTTGTAGATGCGCGTCCGGCGTGGCGTCGTCCGCTTGGTGCCGGACCTCGATGGCGCATGAGACTTCGAAGTTGCCGATTGTCGGCTGGATCTGCTGCGCGTTGCTGGCGTTGCAGATGATCGAGGGAAGCGGGTTGCTCGCCGGGTTGGCGGTCTCGTCGTCGTCCAGCGGTCCCCGGGAAATACCCGGGCGGATTGACGCTGGCCAAGTCAGCTCCTTGGCCTCAATGGCTGCGGCAAACGCCATCATGGTCTTCGCGAGAATGCTCACACGAACCTTTCAAGAAACTCGCGAATTGCCTCCTCGCGAGTGTTGAAGACGCCGTCGACAAGCCCGAGCGAAGCGCCCTGCTTTCCGCTGACGGTGCGACCGTCCAGAAGGCTCAAGTCCAGCTCTTCGCGGTACGACGTGGCCCATGCGGCGAAGTCGTTGCCGACGTCAGACACCATGGATTGGAAGTGCGCGGCCTCAGCGTCGGAAAGGGACGTGCCGGGGTATCCCGCCGCCTTCAACTCTCCCGAGCGAAAGACCTGAACCTTGATCCCGACCTGCTCCATCATCGCGGCGTAATCGTAGAACGCGAGGACGCACCCGATGGACCCGACGGTGGACGACGGAGCGGCGAAAATCGCGTCAGCCGATGCGCTCACCCAATACGCGGCAGAGCATAGTTCCCCCTCGGTCCAGACCATGAGCGGCTTGGTGATTCCGGCGATGCGGGAGGCCGCTTCCGGCGTGCCGTTCACGGTTCCGCCAGGGCTGTCCATCTCGACGATGATCGCGGTCACGTTCGCATCCGCGTCCGCTTCCTCGATCTCCTCCGCCAACTCCTTGAGGTCGCAGCACCCATACCAGCCTGCGACGTTCAGCGCCAACACGCCACGCGCCTTGATGACGGCGACGGACATGTCCAGCCCGGTCTCCTCGTCCTCCCACTGGATCAACTCATAGGGAGGAGTGGTCAACGGCTTGTCCTCGGCTTTCTTCGGGCGCAACGCCTCGACGGCCTCCGCAGTGACCTCCGGACGAATGGCAAAAATCTTGTGCTGGCTCATGCTGATTGATCCTGCGGCGGTTGCGGCTGTTGAGCCTGTTGGGGTGGCGCGGATGGCTTCGAGTTCGATGCGATGGCCTTCACCTCGGCGGTTGAAATTCGAGCCTTCTCGCACTTCTCGCGGAACCGGATTGCGTAGGCAATCTGTTGATCCTGCACCTGCTCCCAATCCTTGCCGATGGAGGCGGATTCGTCCTGCGGAGATGACAGGCCCAACTCCACGCGCATCTGGGAAACGTCCGCCGAATACTTCGCATCCGCCGTGATGTTCGCCGCACCCTGGTACCGCCACCGGAACCAGTCGTCAGACGGCGGGAGCATTCCCTCCTTGATCGCTTTCGCCAGACGCCACGCGTCAACCGTGCGAGCGAGCGGAAAAAGGCATTGGCTCCGCATCATTCCGACATGGCGGTTGATGCGCTCTACCACGACGCGCATGGACGCTCCGCCGACCTTGGATGGGTCGAGGAAGTAGTCTGTTGACCAGCCCATGCCAGCCATGGCCTGCCGGATGATGGAGTCCGCGAACTGCTGTTGCGCAGGCGTCGGGCGGTCCGCCTTGAGCGCGTCGAGCTTGCCGCCTGTCCCGCTGCGGAAGTAACGGATCTCGCCGCCCTGCATGGTGTGCATGGCGATGTTGGCGTCCGCGTTGGTCTCGGTGGAGTCCTCGCCAAGAAGATTCTCGGCGGTGTCTGGAGCAAGTCCGGTTTCGTTGGTCTCCGCGAGCACGATCGACGCGGCCAGCTTCTGCGCGATCAACTCAAAGCGCCTGACTTCGTCGACGTCCTGAAAGTCAACCATGGCGCATCCGAGCGCAGAAAACCCGCGGACCTGATCGGCGTACCGAGGCAGGAAGCGGACCTTCATGTCCACGGCGCTGATGTCCTGATAGGTGCTGCGGTTGTCGTCGTAGACCCGGTAGGCAAGCGGACGGCCGACGTCGTTGACGATGACGCCGTCAACGATGCGGTAGCCCTCCCACGGCGAGTTTGCGCCAACCGTTCCAGCCCCATTATCGCGGATGCGGTGCGACGGGATCGTCTGGAGCAATGGGTATCCGCCAGCGCCCTCGGTGAAGATCACGCCCACGTCGCCGTCGCGGATGATGTGCAGCATCCACAGGCGTTGCAGCGTCTGCATCGGGTACAGGTCCCCGCGCACGTCACACAGCCGGTCGTGATCCTCAAGCCACTGCTCGGCCAGCGCTCCCCAAGCGGCGTCCTCGCCTGCAAACTGCGGCGTAAGCTCCCCGGAAATGATTGCGGCCTGATCGTCGACGGAGCCAGCTACGAGCGAGTTGTTGGCGTACAGCCACCGCCCCATGGACATCAGCAGCAACCGATCGGTTCCGCTGTAGAGGTTGGCGAAATCGCGGTCGAACCCGGTACGCGCCCGGCGCTGTTGCGAGCCAATCGCGGCTTGGCTGATTCGGGTCGGCATCAGCCGTCCGAACCTGTCGAAGAATCTGACGGGTGAAGTTGCCATCAGATTGCCGATCCCATGACGGCGACGGAGCGGGTTGGCGGAATCGACGTCAGCGGGTACAGGTCAGGGTTGATTTGCCAGAGTGCTTTCTGGACGAGTGCGAACCGTGCAAACGGCCCCATCTGGATGATGGACGACGCCTGCACGTCACCGGCAGAGGACGATTGAAGCTGTGAGCCTGCGGCGATCTCGTCCTGAATCTTAGACCTGATCGCAAGCAGCTCCGCCTCGGTTTTCCCGGTGAAGACGTTAAACGCCACACCAAGAGCCGAAACCGCAACATCGCTACGCTACGCCCTTTGCCATTGCGGCAAAAACCTGCATGCGAGCCACGTCCCACGCGTGCGGTTCGCATCCGTTTTGTTCCCATGTTTCCGGGTCCCCAGGCTTTTTCCGAACCTTCATCATGGAGTTCATCTGGTCCGTGTAATCCTTCTCCTCCTTGGTCATCGGCTCCACCTTTGGCTCGACCCACAACCCAGCATCCCGGAGCCCTTGCAGGCGGTCAGCGGTCGACGGCTTTGAGATGAAGAATGCCATGGCTTTCTTGCCCTTGATCGTCAGCCCGTTGCTGTCTGGGTCTCCGTACCAGACGCCGGACCACGGCTTTTCTACCCATGTCCACCCCTTGCCGCGCTCCTCGACCTTGTGTTTCCAACTCCGCTTGTGGTCGCCCCTGATGCAGACCCAGTCATAGTTCGCCGCCCAGGTGTAGACCATGCGGGCGTTCCACGCGGCGTCGATGATCACGCAACGCGGCTTGATATTGAGCTTCTTCCGCAGGTCCTCGATATCCTCGGGCGTCTTGAGCTGCCCCCAAAACAGGCGGCGGGATTCCCCGGTCTTTGACCATGCACGCGCCATGACGTGGAAATGACCGTGCTGCGTGTCGACGGAGAGGAACCGGAAAACCTCCTCGGGCCATTCAGCCGAGGCGGTCATGTCGACGCGCTGAAGCGGGTTCTCGGACTCGGCAACCGATCGCTCCGTTGCGAACTCGGCGAGCTGTTTTTGGGTGAAGTCCACAAGCGGCTTCCAGTTGCCTCTCTTCGCCTGCACCCGTGCCGCGAGGAACAACGCCACAAGGTCCTTCCACTGCGCGCTGATGATGTCGTTCCAGTGGTAGCTGTGCGCCTCCTCGCTCCCGCCCTCGGTGCGAGCGTAGCGTCCGGCAGCGTTCCACCGGCCTTGCGTCTGCTTGCACTCGCGATGTTCGTGCCCGCAGTGCTTGCACACGTACCGCACCGACGCCTTTGCGCCCTCGACGTCGTAGGTCCCGTCAGGCCGCTTGTCGGCAGCGAACACGATGCCGTATCTGCGGCCGTCCTCATGTTTGCCGGAGAACACGGTCCGCTGATACTGGCCGCACGCATCGCACGGGACTTCCCACTCGTGGATCACGCCCGCCGTGTACTGCTGCCACCATTCCCCGCCGCTTTCGCCGCCTTGGGAGATCCCGAGGAACTTGTCCGACTGGTTGCGGCGGAAATCCCCAAGGCGCGTCTTGGCCTGCCCAAGGCGACCGTGAGGCCAAAGCCAAAGCTCGTCCCCGATGAGGTAGCGGTAGCCGCGTGACTGAAGGTTTCCAAGCGCTGACCCCTTCACGTGGACGGGATAGCCGTTGGCCAGTTGGATCTCGGTAGACCTGTCCTTGTGTCGGTTGTCAGGCAGCAGCGATCGGACAGGCTCGCACGCGTGCAGAATCGGCATCAGGCGCGTCTCGCAATGCAGGCGGGCAAGATCGTCGGTGGCAAAGACCCAGAGCAGCGGGCCGGGGTCCTGCGCAACGGCCCATGGCGCGAACACATCGGCAATGAGAGTCTTTCCAGTCCGAGGCGGTGCGACAACGTTGACCTCTCGAACACGGTCGGACTTCAGGCTTTCCAGCGGCGCAATGAAGTGCCGCGAGATCGTCGGATCGAACGCGCCTGAGAACGTCAGCGTCGGCGGAAGGATGACGTTGTCGTGTGCCCAGTCGGCAATCGGGCGGCGGTCAGGAACCCACGGGATGCGCGCCCACTCTGTCGCAAGGTCGATCACGCTGCGTTTATCGCATCTTCGGCAGCAGCCTCAAGTTTCTCCGCAAGGTGGCGCTCCATCTCCTCGCGCTCGTCGCGGAATGCGCGGGTTGCGGCGGCGGTGTAAATGGCGTTCACGCGTTGGACTTGGTCGTCGGCAATACCGATCGAAAGCTGCACCCAAGCCTCGGTCTTGGCTCCGCTGAATCCTGGCTTTGCGGTCAGCGCCTCGAACTTGGAGCCGCGATGCTTGGCGACGTTTCCGGTTCCCTCCAGTCCACCGTACTCGCGCACAAGGCGCATGAAGGCGGCGTTGCCAGAAATCTGCTTTCCTTTGGACTTCTTTGACGACCCGCCGAACTGCGTGAAATGACCGTTAAACTTCCGGATTGCCCCGATCAATCCGGACTTCAGGTAGCCCACGGAGCCGACCGCCTTGCGGCGGAGCGACGCGGCCGCCTGCGCCATCTTCTCGCCGTACAACCCCTGTTTTCCGGTGCCTTTCGCTCTCGCCTGCGCAATTAGGTGGACGCGTCGAAGCATTCTGGCGCGGCCCACCTTCTTCCCTGTCTTCTTGTCCATCCGCCTCTCGCCGATCGGCTGATTCAAATACGTCCGGATTTCATCCCGCTTTTGCTGCACGCGGTGCGGCGGAATCAGGACGAACATGCGCATCAACAGGAACGCCATGCGTGCGTTCACGGCAACGGAAAGCTCGCGGCTTGTCGTCACGAGCCAACGCTTCATGACCTCGTTGAACTTCTCGGTCTCAATGTCTATGACGGCCTTCACGCGTTGGCGTCTGCCAGCATGAGGACAACGCACGCCCCGTCTGCGGTCTGCATCGTTTTGGCAATGCGACGTTGCGCGCCCTGGTAGGTGATAAGCTTCCCAGTGACTGGCGTCGGGCGGTCGTTGTCCATCGTGTACAACTCGGAATCGATCGTGATCAGGGTAGAATCGGCCGTAACGAATTCGCGCCGGTCTACGTACAGCGTCAGGGAAACGGTCATCTCATACCCGCCATCCGCGACGATGGATCCAACGCCGAGCGTGTTGGGAACGCACGGCACTTCCGCGCCGCGCCACGTGAACGTCGGCGAATCCAGCAAGCCGCGCAGCCTCGTCAAACTGGCCCTCGTCATGTCGGCGATGGCGCTCACGGTTGGCGTGCAGCAAAACGAGCTTCAGCCTCGGAGCGAAACTGGTCAGGCGTCTTGCGCGCCTCGGAAAACACCTTGCCCCAATCCTCGGTGGTTGGCTCCTTGCCGGACGCAATCCAGCCCTGGACCATCTCCGCAACGGTCGGCCCGTACTGCGCGAGGAGTTGGGCGATGATAACGACGGTTGGCATATTATCGTTTCAGTTTGTCGATGAGTTTAAGGACTTCGAGAGCGGCCACGCCAACGTGCTCAGGTAGGCGCTGGCCGGAACCGAGCGCCGCCGTGACGGCAGCTTCTGAGGCTCGCATTGCGGCCTGGTATTCCCCGTAAGCCACGCGAACCTTGCCGTCCATCTTGATCAGCTCGGAGCGCCGCGGACCCTGCTCAATCGGCGGAAGGGTAGCCACCCGATGCTCCTCCGAAACGAGCCAGTCGTACCACGCGGACATGGCGACAGACACCGATGTCGTCAGGGTTTTGGCCGACTGGTAAGCGACTTGGTTGGGGGTGGACTTGCAGCCAATGATGGTTAACGGCGACGCGACAAGCACGAGGCACGTCAGGAAGGAGAGTAGGCGTTTCACGGTTTCTGGATGTGTTCGGTGTTGCCGGTTCGGCGGCGGACGTCTCCGGTGATCTCGCGGGCCCCCTGATGGACACCTGTTGCCCCGAGGCCAGCGACGAATCCGGAGATGACGTGAAGCGCATCCCAGCCGCACAGAGCGGGCACAAGCAACGCGCCAGCGACCGCTGCCAGTGTCGGGATGTATGCGTTGGGGAACGACGGCCAGGACTTTGCCAGAGCCCCAAGGCCGAGGCTTGCCGTGGTAGCCAAAGGTATAGCTTCAGCGAGTGTCATGTTTCACGATTCCAGCCTTGGTTTCGATCTTGATGAGCCGACGCTCATGGTCCTCGATGCGCTGGTTGAAGGACTCCAGCTTGCGCTCGATCGAGGCGATCGTTTCCTTGAAGTCGGCCATGTGGTAGCAGTTTGCGGCAAGCGCGAAACCGCCTGTTGCCACGCCAACCAAGATTGCCCACAGCAGCTTGATTGAAAGATTCACCTGAGAAGTCTCGCTGAGTTTGATCTGGCTCATTGTCAGAGTTGTGCGGCTGCCCGAAATAGATCGTCCACCTGCGCCTCCGTCACGCCGATTGTCGGCGCTAGTTGCGAAATCAGCGGATGGTATCGGTCGATCAGGTTTGAGTACTCCAGGAAGAAGTGGAGGTCGCGCCGAGTCTGCGCTGGGACAGCCTCGTTTACCTTCAGATTCTCCAGCGCCAGAAGCAGTCCAGTGCGATCGGCCTGCATCAGGAATTGTCGCAGGGTGACGGACTCCGGCACCGGCTCTGGTGGCGCTGGAGGCTGCGGCATCAGATCGGGATGCGCCGCCTTCCATTCGTCCATGGCGGCGAACGAGTCGAATGCGATGTGGCCGTCTGGCACTGGTCCGTCGTGAGACTCGGACACCAGCCGGTCAGGCCAGCCGTTTTTTTGCAGTAGTAGGATCACGAGATGATTCCTCCTGAGCCGACGCTGGTGCGAAGCGTGACGCATTGAAGATATCGCCTGCTAATCAGCTTTACTCCGGTGCCAAGCGTTTTTGCTCCGTTCATGGATGGCATGAATTGCGTGATGGCTCCAGAAAACGATCCAGTTCTGTCGACGTGCGTGACAAGCGACGCACCGAAATCCCCAGCAGATGCCAAGCGGACTCGACCTTCTCGAGACCCAGGTCCGTTTGGCTCCCACGAAATGATCAGCAAGCAGTTTGTCGCCGATACAGAAAGCCCGGTGTCCACCCAATCTGTCGTTGTTGCGTTCAGGCGGCACATTGCCCGGAAGTTTGCTCCAGAAGCACCCTGCCCAAGCGTGTTTCTATCATCCATC